AGAAGTGATGTTCGCCGGAACCGTGAACGTCTGAAAAGCGTTCGACACATACACGAAAGACCTGCGGGCACGCTGCGGCCCGTCCATAGCAAGGCTACGGGCGGACATTGCACCACGAGTCGCAAGCATCGGCATCAGGCGAACCTGCCCACACTCGCCAGCACCACATACGTCGGAGTACCCGCCGTCTTCACAACCGTGAAGGAATACACCTCAATCGAAGACGCCGACCCTGCCGTGGGAGCGAACCCGCCCAGCCACCTAGGCGTCACAGCGTTCCCGTCGATCTGCGTAGCCGACTGGAAGTACGGGGTGCTTCCGTTCGTCACGAGCAGAGACACCGTGAAAGACTGCCCCACCGGCAGCAGCGAGTTCAACGTTATCGAAGCGTTCCCGCGAATGTTCAACGTCCAGTTCGCTGACGCATTAGAAGTCAAATACAGCACCGACTGATCCATGACATTGAACGCAATAGTCCCAGTCGCCGCCGTAGCGGACACCGTGACCTTCTCCTTAGGAGACGTAAACAGCGGGTTCGTGAACTCAGCCACCTCCCGCGAACGGAAGATCGCCATATCAGGTGATCTCGCTTCCGAACAAGGCGAACGTCATGTCAGCGGAAGACGCATACACGACCACGAGATCCGAAGCGTCGATCGTGAGCCCGATGCTGAAGGACACGGTTTCGTTGCCGAGGATCGGGGAGTCGAACGCGATGTAGTGCTGGTTCGCGAGCGCGTCACCGTTCGGGCGGACAGCGATACGGAACGATCCGGCTGCGGCCCCTCGGTTGCACACAACGACGCTTGACACCACAACCTGGGTTGCGGATGGGCAGGTGTAGATCGTCGTGTTAGTGGTGGCGCTCGGCGCTGACTGACCGAGAACCTTGTATGCGATAGGCACTACGAACTCCTAACCCTGGTAAATGAACCCGCTATGCAAGTCTACCGCTGAACCCCGAGCGACCCAGTGAATACGAAAGGGTGAGGGAACAGTTCTTCGGCTTGCTCAATAGCGAGATCGGCTGCCGCTTCGGCGATGATCTCGGCCGAGATCGCGGTGGCGTTACGGCTGGTCGACGTGTGCGGGTCGCCAGTCCAGAAACCATCCTTAGACCCGTCGAAGTACGAGCCCGCCGTGGCCGACTGTTCCATGAGCAGCGCGTCAATGAGAGCCGTCTGGCCGGAAGCGTTCTGTGCAGTGGTCCCGGTGACAACGTAAAGGGCTGCCGTGCCGGACGAGGGGGCCGTTCCGGTTGCGGCCAAGCGCACCCAACCATCTGCCGCCGCTACCGCAGTGATAGTGCTAGTCGAGAAAGTGCCGCCGGGCCACCCAATCTGGGCGTACATATCGCGAGTGATCCCTGCGGTGTTGCGAAGGTATGCACTGAACGTGTACTGCTGACCCGACACTACGGCGACCGTCCCGGCGATGCCCTGATTATTGGACGTGGTGCCGCGAGTCACTTGAACCGCTGCGGGGCCAGCGTAACCACCAGTTGTGACTCTGGCGATGGTGGATCCGGCGAGAGTGCTCCATCCGGTGAGCGCCAACTCGACGGAAGGATTAGTCAAGAGGTTCACCCGAGTCGTGCCGAACGGAGCCACATCACCCGAAGTCGCCACTAGATTCGCCGCCGACAACAACCCCGTGTACGACGGAAACGCCGCCGCCACCGACGTAAACGACTGCTCCGTCACCAGCAACGACCCATAAGTCGTCGGCATACGCACACCCGCCGGCGACAACGACACCAGCGCCTCCTGCGCCGCCACCGCCTGCTCCTCCACGACATAAGCCTGATAAGCAGCCAACTCCGTGTACGACTCACCCGAATACACCGGCACCAGGCTCGACATCTTCACATTCGGCGTAGCCAACGGCAACGTCACCTGAAAGGAACGCCCACCAGCGAAAGCCTCAGTGACCGTGTACACGAAAGACTCATGAAAGTCCGGGTCGTCCGTTGACGGCAGCGTCACCGTGAACTGACCGAAAGCGTCAATGTCGGCCGCGAACGATGAAGGGATCATGATCTGATCCGCCAACTCATTCCGCAGCGTCTTAGGCAACGTGAAGATGATCTGCCCCGCGATCGGGTTACCAAGGTAGTCGACATACTGGCCCGTGACCGTGACCAGACTGATGTTGCCGGCGATAGCCAAGTCACACCCCCAGGAACACGAAAGGGTTGAGCACCTTCGCCTCGGCAGACTCGGCCGCAGCCTGAGCCGCCGTAGCCGCCGCCGCCGCCGCGTTCACCTGAGCAATCAGCCCTTGCGTCGTCGAAGTCACCGTCTCAATCGTGTCCACCCGAACCACCAGGGCATTGAACACCGACAGCAACACATACGTCGACACCTCATCACCAGTGGACAACACCACCGGAACCTTGTCCGCAAGATTCTGATTAGCCGGCGACGCAGCCAACTGAATGTCGTAAGTACGGCCACCCGTGAACGCCTCCTCCACCCGGTAAGTGAAGTTCACCGGCGACAGAGACGCATCATTCGTGGCCGGCAGGACAACCGTGAACGTGCCCGTAGCATCCAAGTCCACAGTGACCGTGCGCGGCATGATGATCTGATCAGCAACACCATCGACCAGCACGGCACGAGGCGTGAACTTCACCTGCCCCGCAATAGGGTTACCCGCAACGTCAACATACTGACCACCCAACGTCACCGTCGACAGGTTCGGGGTAAGCGGCACAACACCCTCCTAGATACACCTAGCGGCGGGGCCAGCGAGGATCACCCGCTAGACCCCGCCGCTCAGGCTGGACTTACTTGCTACTCGATCAGGTCAGGTCGACCCAGAGGTAGCGGAACGTAGCCGCCGCCTCGTTGATCGCAGAAGCAGTGGCGTTCACCGCGTACACCGTGACCGTGTTCGTAGCCGTGACCCCAGCCCCAGCGAACACAAGACCCGTTGTCAGCGCGGGAGGATTGACAACCACCACGTCACCGGCGGCAGCGCCCGTGACCGTGATCGTTCCCGATCCCGTCTCGCCGGCAGCGATCTCGGCGAAGTCCACCGAACCCGTACCGGTCGCGATCTTCTTGATGACGGATCCCGAAGATCCGACAGCGAGCGTGCCCGCTGTCAGATCACCGGTCACCGTGGCGTCGTCACCGACCGTGAGGTCATCGGTAGCGACCACATCATCGTCAGCGTGTAGCCGGCCGACAAGGGCCTCTCCCTGAGTGAGACGGTTAGACATCAGGCCACCGCGCTCGCGAAGTAGACACCGAGGTCGCTGGACACGACCTTGTTGTCGAACGCAACCTCAGCCTCGACACGATCAGCCTTGAGGGCGTCCATGCGAATCTGAGAGGTGCCGACCGTCTGGCCGAGGCCACCCGACACACCAGTCCACGAGAAGATGTAGCCGGCGGACGGGGTGAGCAGGCCGGGGTTCGGGGCGACGTGGCCGAGCCACGCAACCTTGCCCACGTTGAACGAGTAAGCGCCAGTGGCACCCTCGTTGTTCGTGGCCCGGATCGACTTGGCGACGAGCACGCGGTCCACCTCGAACATGCGGGCGAGCATGTCGCTCGTCACCACGGAAGACGAGGTGTACTTGATGCGGTCGACGATGTCGGGGTGATGACGCAACTTGCGGAACGTCTCGTACCCGAGGACGAGGGTGTTGGCCTCGAAGCCCGTGGTCGAGAGGATCTGCGCCTTGCCGCCCTCAACGTCCTCGATCGGATCGGAGTTGGCGTAGTCGCTCCACTGCTTGAACTCGTCCGTGGAGGGAGCGCCGGCAACACCGGTGTAGTCCTTGCCCCAGACCGAAGTGGTCATGTAGTCGGACACGAACTGGACCTCGCGACGGAGCAGGAGACGCTGCGTCACGAACTCGGCAGCCTCGCGAAGCGGGTTCAGCGGGCTGTCCGAGTTGGCCTTCGTCTGATCGCCGACATCCTTGTGGAACGCCCACACGTCAGCCGAGTAGGTCGCGGTGCTCAGGTTGTAGCCCGAGCCAGCCGACTCGGTTGCGTCGGCGCGGCGCTGGGCCTCGTCGCGGAACCAGTCGTTCTTCGTGTAGACGAAGTACTTGTCCGACTTCTTGTCCACCGGGACAACCGGGAAGACCTTGTCGGCGATGAAGTTCTCCGACTTCTGCATGTACGCGACCGAGATGTTGGTCAGGATCGCGTCGATGTGAACATTGTTCACGTTCGGCTGTGCCATCGTTACTGCTCCTTATCTCTCTAGGCCCGTCAGGACGCCCGGTGAGGGGCGGCGCAGTTGACGACGGCGGTTGCGATTTCGTTGTCGGCGCCAGCGGCGAGGATCACGGTGCCGACGACGTACTCAGTCGTGTCGGTGCCGGGAACCTTGGCGTCCGCCTTGCCTGCGTTGTTGGTTCCGATCAGGGTGCCAACGGTCAGCGCGGCGGAGGCGACGATCTTCGTGCCACCGGCCACAACGATCTCGGCCTCCTGGCCCTCAAGGGGCGCGTTCTGAAGCACGCCGATCGGCTTGTCGGTGGCGCCGTTGCACACGGTCACGACACCGCCCGTACCAATCTCGACGAACTTGTACTGAGCGGCGCTGAGGTCAGCCCCCGCGACGAGGGTGATCTTCAGCGAGTAGTTGTTGATCTCGTATGCCACGGCGATCAGCCCTTCTTCTCGGCGAGGTACTCGGTGTAGAGAGCCGGATCGCTGACGAACACGTCAGAGAGAGCCTGCTCGAAAGTGGCTGAGGTGCCGTCAGCGACAGCAGCCTTAGCCAGCGACTCCGCCTTGTGGAAAGCGGAGCCAGTCTGAACGGGCGTTGAGCCGATCTCGCTGAAGATGTCAGCGGACTCGACCTTCGCATTGGCCGCGAGCAGCGTGCTCTCGACCGACTTCGCCAGGGCCTCGTCGACCTCGGCAAGGCGACGCAGCGCCGGGCCGACCTGATCGGCGTCAAGACCGAGAGCCCCGTAGGTCTCGCGGGCCTTCACGACCGCGTCAGCGTCAGCACGCTCTGCACGCTCCTTGAGAAGCGTGGCGTCGGCCGCCGCGGCCGGCGCCAGGGCCTCCTGC